TGTAATGGGTGCTCGTACATTGAAGCAAGATGGAACAGCAAACAAGTATGTAAATATGCGTCGCTCTCTCATCTACATCCGCAAGCAACTCAAGAACAACACAGAGTTTGCTATCTTTGAAAATAACGATTCACAACTGTGGTCACGTCTACGTACCACTCTTAACGTATTCCTTACCGAGTACAAGAATCAAGGCGGACTTCGTGGCGCTACTAATGCTGAGGCTTTCTTCATCAAGTGTGATGCAGAGAACAACACAGCAACCACAATCGCTAACGGAGAAGTACACATCCAAGTCGGTGTTGCTCTTCAATACCCATCAGAGTTCATTGTCATTGACCTAAGTCAAAAGACAATTAACTAGGCCGAAGGAGAAAATAAATAATGGCAATCGTAAATAGCCGCTCAACGTTAGCAACTGACCCAGTTCGTAACTTTAGGTTCTTGGTAACGTTTAAGCCACAAGACACAAGTAACACCGCACTTGGAACAACAACAATTCCAATGGGCTTTACTTCAGTCTCTGGATTGGCTGTAACAACAGACTCAATCCCTTACCGTGAAGGTGGATACAACACCACTGTTCACCAAATCCCTGGTCAAACATCCTTTACACCCCTTACCTTGCAACGTGGCGTAATCCTCGGAAGCAAGCAAAACTGGGATTGGATGAAGCAGTTGTTCGCAACTGTACAGGCTGGAGGTTCAACCCTTGCATTAGGTAAGAACTTCCGCTGCGACATTGAAATCGCTGTTCTAAACCACCCAGTACCATCTCAAGGTGCAAACGTAACAAGTGGAACTGGAGCAGTAACTGGACCAACTGACGATGTAGCAATGCGATTTAGAGTTTATAACGCATGGCCTACAACAGTGGCATACTCAGACCTAAACGCTGGTGATAACGCTCTCTATGTTGAGCAAATGACTCTCGTACACGAGGGCTTTGACCTTAACTGGGGTAAGTTTAACACTACAACTAAGGCGTTTGAAGACGCAGCAGAGTTCAACTAATCTAACAAAGGAATAACATGACGAACACAATGAGTGCAGCGGCTAATCCCGCAATGGCAAATAAAGCGGTACAAGACATGATGGCTGAAAAGCCAAAAGAAGTTGAAATTCGCATTACCCCTCCTTCTGACACAGTAGTGACCCTCCCTGGCGGATACATAACATCCGCTGGGGAGGTTACTACCGAAGCAGAGGTTCGTGAATTAAACGGTCGTGACGAAGAAGAGATTTCAAAAGCAACTACTCTAGGGAAAGCGCTTTTAACAATACTAAAGCGTGGAACAGTTCGTGTAGGTAACGAGCCAGTAACAGAGCAGATGCTAGATAACCTTCTTTCAGGTGACCGAGACATGCTTCTTCTAGGAATTTTTAAGGCAACATTTGGAAACATTGCACACTTGGGCGGCTATTGCGGCTCATGTGCAGAGGCAAAAGATGTTGACATTGAAATTGACAAAGACATTCAGATTAAAGTACTAACAGACTCTCTTAATGACCGTACCTTTGTTGTTAAGGGTAAGTCTCTAGAGTACACAGTAACTCTTCCTACAGGTATGACCCAAAAAGAACTAATGCTTAGTGCAGACAAAACAGTTGCTGAACTAAACACACTTCTTTTAGAACAAACTGTCATCAAAATTGGTGAAGCGCCAGTGGTAAGCAAGATTCAAGTACAAAACCTTGGACTAACAGACCGTCGTAAAATCGTTGAGGAAATCAACAAGCGGATTTGTGGCCCACAGTTTAACGACTTAACGCTTGGTTGCCCTGACTGTGAAGGCGAGGTACAGGTTCCTATTAGTTTAGGTACCTTATTTCGCTTCTAGCCGAATTTCATACACTCAGTTACTTTCTGAGTGGAGAAACCTAACGGAAATGTACGAAGGTTGGACGTTGACAGAAATACAGGCTCTGTCACCAAGAGAAAGAAACAACTGGGCACAAATACACCAGTTAAAGAGTTAAGGAGATGACATGGGTTACGCCGCTGATGTAAAAGCATTAACTGCTGACATCTCTCGACTCACCGACCAAATTAACCAGATGAACGTTGCCATCTCGTTGACGGGCAAAAGCGCTACTGGGATATTCTCTGCTGTTCGTGGAGCACTTGGCGCTGGCGGTCAACGAGGCAACGGTAGTACTGGAAGTAACCGTCTTCAAGCATCATTTGGGTACTTAAACCAAGCACCACCTGTAACCAGTATGGATGGTGGAGGACAGAGCGGTAACGCTGCTGCAAACGCTTACAATCAAATGGGCAAACACGGTACACCTGCAAAAGCACCTAATGGTGGCGGAGCAAACTTTAGCGCTTTAGCAGGTACTTATGCTCAAATGGGCAAACTTAGCCTTGTTACATCTGCCCTACAAACGGCTACTACAGTTGGTAGCACAATTTACAATATGGTTCCAGATTCCTCTGGAGTTGTAAATCGTGCTGGTTCGTACTATCAAGCAGCGCTTCGTTCTCCAGGTATGGCTCGTGCAGGGCTAGCCCAAGCAACTTTTAGCGCTCTTCGTGGCGGAATTACCAGCATTGGCTCTGATGCAAATGTTGGAAATATTCTTGCTAATGCTGGTTATGCTCCAGGTGGAGTTGACTATTTGTCTGCGTCTAGACAAGTTCGTGGAGCAGCAACGTACCTTGGTATGCAAAATGAAAACGCTGCATCTGCAATTGCTGGCCTTCAAGGTGGGCCAATGTCTGCTCAACTTTATCAGTACGGCATTACCACTATGGATGATAAAGGAAACGCAAAAAGTGTTGGAGACATTGCACAACAACTTTTCAAAGTAATGTTCCCTTCTGGGGCAACCGCTAAAGGCGTACAGTCTTCTATTCGTAGCGGTTACGCAAGTTTAAACTTGCAAGGTTTAGGAATGAACGCTGACCAACAACAGATGATGAGTCAAGCGCTTATAGATATTGCTGCAGGTAAAAACCCAGACCTTGCTTCTGCTAAATCTGCTTCTGGAAATCAGAATCCTTTTGACCCATTATTTCGTGCAAATACTTCTTCTACAAAATTGCAAGGTGCTGTAGAAAAAAACATTATCTCTGGATTAGGTGCTGCTGCAGGAACTATTGAAACTTTTAATCGTAATATGGAAGGCATGATTACTTCTCTCTCTATCTTTAAAGGTTACTTGGATGGTCTTAGTGGAAACCCACAGGGTGCTGCACTTAAAAAGGGTGGAACTGATTTATTAAAAATTGGTAAAAGAATTGTTGGTGGGTTAGCAATGGTTGCTGGCGCTGGCATGGTTGCTACAGGTGCTGGAACACTTCCTGGCGCTGCCCTCGTTGCTACAGGTGCTGGGCTTGCATTTGGTGGAGGTACTCCAGGTTACGGCTCTTCTTTTGGTGGGCGCAACATGGGTTCAGGAAAAGGAGCCAGTAGTTTAGTTAGTTATGGTTATGGTGCTCGTGAAGCACAGGGTGGAAACTGGAGCAGTACTGGTGGAGTTCACCAAGGAACTGACTATGACGTTCCATCTGGTACTTCAGTTGTAGCGGTAAAAGAAGGAATTGTTTCAAGCACAACTTTAAGTGCGGATTATGGTCAAGCAGTAATTATTGACCATGAAGGTGGTTACTCATCTATTTACGCACACTTAAGTAACAAATCAGTAAGCCCTGGAACTCGCATTTTTCAAGGACAAGAACTTGGTAAGTCAGGTAAATCAGGTAATGCTACTGGTCCTCACTTGCACTTTGAGGTTTGGCATGGAAACAACAACCCAGTAGAACCAGGAGAGTTAGAGGGTTCTGGATTACCTGTTGCAACTGGCGCAAGTAATTCTACAGGTTTAGGAATTGGAGTTGCAGGCTCTCTTACAGGTATAACTAATGCTCAAGACACTCTTGGTAATATTGCAGCAAGCGGTGGTGGCAAAATGTCGTTTGTCAAGGGGACTGGAGACAAGAAAACTTGGGCAACACAATTATTGACAGCCATCGGTGCTCCAATAAGCGACAGCAATATTACTGCCCTAACTACTTGGCAACAACATGAGGGCGGTCACTGGAACAACAGCGCAAGTTTTAACCCATTAAATACAACTTTAGATATGGGTAACTCTCAAAGTATGAATAGCGTTGGAGTAAAGCGCTACAACTCTTGGGATGAAGGAATTACAGCAACAGTTAATACTTTAACTGGCTCAAAAGCAGATGCTCGTGGGTATAGTGCAATTGTAAACGCACTAAAAAGTGGTGCAAGCACAGAGACAATTTTAACTGCAATCAGCAACTCAGCGTGGATGAGTGGTAAAACAGGGCAAAATTCTTATAAAGGATTTAAAGGTGGAGGAACACCAGGGTCTCCTGGAATTCCAACCACCAATGCTATGGATGGAGTTGTTGCTCCTTCATCTGTTTCCGTTTCATCTCCTTCTGGTGGTAATAACATTGTAAACTTTAATGTATATCTACACGATGTTTCTGACGCTCAAGCAATGATTTGGGCTAAAAAGGTTGAGTCTTACATAAGTGGTAAAAAAGAAATTTCTGCAATAGGAGGGAAATAAAGATGCCAGGTAGAAGTACCCCTGGGAAAAAACCAGACCCAAACTATGACCTTTACAGACAATATGGTGGTAAAGCAAAGTATGAGGCTGCCCTAAAAGAGCGCAACGATGCTAAAGCAAAAGCAAAAAATGCGGCTGGTAACACTGCTGACTACTATTATAGGGCTAATGTAGCGCTGACTGAAGAGTTAAGAAACCCTGTTAACGGATACTACGAGCAACTAAGGGTAGCAAAACTTCAAGGAGATACTGTTCTTCAAACTTTTTGGAATCAAAAAATTGCTCAAGTTAAAGCAAAAATGAGAGATAACGGAAATAAAGCAGAACTCTACATCTCTAAAGTTAAAGAAGCACAAGAAAAATTTACAAAGAAAAAAGTGGTTAAAGATATAAAAGGAACTGGAGACTCAGACCAAAAAGCCCCAACACAATATACGGGAAAATGGAAATTTAACGCTCCTATGGTTAACAAACTCTCTGCTTTAGACAAAAACGAACTGCCAAAAATGATACCTGATGGTTCTTCCCCTGAAGGTGACGCAAAACTATTTTGGACAAGCACTGAAAACGGTGGGGGTAAAGGAACTATCCAAATGGACCGTCAAACCAACACCTTAGAAATTTTAGCGCAAGCACAGAAAGCGTCTAAAACACCTAAACAATTTGACCCAAATTTTTACGGCTTTAAGTTTCACTACAATCCAACCACATTAAACATGACTTGGGCTGGTATGGCTGGTTCAAACCCAGTTTATCAGGCTGCTGGTCTTGACCCTGCAGTTCCTTTTTCTCAAAATTTGTTTACTGGAATGATTAACTTTACTGTTGTTTTAAACAGAATTCAAGATTTAGCGCTTTTAAACAAAGACGGAACGTATAAAACTGGTGTAAACCCTTATTCTCCTGTAGAGGTAAGGCCTGAAGACCTTAAAGAAATTGCAAACAAAGGGACTATGCACGATTTAGAATACCTATTTCACGCAATGCATGGGTTTATGTCTTCAACTAACTATAAAAGCACTCTTATGGGAAAAACAAACGACCCAGGTTGGTTGCCAGTTCGTCCTGTAGAACTTCACTTAGGAAATAAACTTCGTTACCGTGTAAGAGTTGCTAGTCTTGAAGTTAACCATAAAATATTTAACCAACAAATGATTCCTATTTTTTCTGAAGTTTCTTTTTCTTGTATGCGTTACTGGGATGGACCATCAGCAGGAGACCCTAAGAAAGATACTAACACTAGCGGTGGTGGCGGCGGAGCAGGAGCAATGGACGTATTATGATTTATTTAGATAGCAGATACGCAGATGGCGTTCTTTTTGTGGCGCAAGAACCTAAGTCTGACAATTACAATTTGACTGTTTTTCGTAAGTTTCCAACTTACAACATAGCCTACTATTACTATGAAGTAACGGAAAACGACAGAATTGAAGAAATTGCTGGAAAAACTTTAGGTAAACCTCACTTGTGGTGGCAAATTATGGATATCAATCCAGATGTTCTTAACCCATTTGAATTGACTCCAGGTTTTCAGTTAAGGATTCCTCGTGAATATTAGAACTCAAAACCGTTATGGAACTAACTTTCAAGTTATATTTCCAGATTTTCCCACCTTTAAACAGGCTCCTCAATGGTTTCGCCTTACTCAAGAACAGGGAAAACAAGATGTAATTGAAATTTCTTATGCATCTTTTGATAATCATTTTCAAAGTGC